TGTTTGCTGACTTTTTTTCGTTGTTGTTTCTGCTTGTTGTTTTGTTTGCGTTTTTTTATCTCGTTGTTTTTTTATCGTTTTTTGTGTTGTTGGGTGTGTTGTGTTTTGTGGTGGTGTATGGTGACTGATAGCAAATAAGCCCCGCAATCTGCGGGGCTTATTCATGCTGAGGGGTTAGTAGTAGAGTACTTCCCCGGGGTAGATGAGGTTCATGTTACCTGAGCTGTATCCGGTGATGTTGTACATGCTGACTCCGAGCCGTGCGGCGATGCCTGATAGTGTGTCGCCTGCCTGTACCACGTATGTGCGCGATACTGTTGCGGTGTTGCTGCCGCCGTTGTGACATACCTTGTCGCCGGGGTATACGGTTGACGGGTTGCCGCTGGGTACGCTGACGTTCCACCAGTCGGGCCAGAACATTGAAACATACTGTCCGTTTTGGATGATAACGCAATTGGTGTCACATGGAGTGTTCGGCGTGCTGGGTTGTGGTGCTGGCTGTGGTGTGGGTTGCGGTGTGGGCTTGGGCTCGACCGGCCCGCTGCCCGCGTATGCATACCATGTGTTGAGGTCGCCGTAAACTACGCTTAGGTCAACTCCTCCGCCCCAGCCGTTGACATAGCCGGTGCTAGTGTATTGCCATGCTACGGCAAACGGCCAGTAGCGGAGTGTGGGCTGGATTGCGGGCGGGTTGAATCCGTAGATTGGCGTATAGCCTAGCGTGTACGCGGCAATCCATAGACCATAATTTCCGGCGACAACCGCCGACCAGTCGTAACTATTTTCAGTGGACTGGTTCGTGTAGATAATTGGCTTGGTGCCCCATGCGGCTTCCACGGTCTGGAGCCATGTGAGCGCCCAACTAGTGTCCCACGGGGCGTTCGGCTCCCAGTCAAGGATGGGCACGATGCCTTTGCCGATGTATCCGCGTGTGTTGTCGATAAAGTAATTGGCCTCACTGATGGCGCTGTTTTCCGTGTGCGCGAAGTGGTAGACGCCGACGCCCTGCCCGGCTTTCAAGGCGTCCTGCACTACGCGGTCACAATCAGGGTTGACGTATCCGACGCCCTCGGTGGCTTTGGCGACAACGATTTGCGCGCCAGTGGTGGTGACGTTGATTCCGGTTTGCCAACTGGATACGTCTATCATGTCCGCCGCGCTTGCGGTTGGAGCGAATGCCAGTAGCAGTGTGGTGATTGCGGCGATTATACTATAGGCGACTGCCTTAATCTTCCTTGCCATTGTTTTCCTTTCTGTCGACGTTGAAGATGTTGAGAATGTTCGAGCCTTTTAAGTCGGGGTTGATTTTTGCACAATTTTCCATGATTGAGGTGATTTCAATTAGACAGATGCCTACGCAAACCGGGATGAATACTGGTAGCCCGATTCCGAGATTGATGTAGTCTGAACCGTATTCCACAATCAGCGCAACACAGATTATGGCGAGGTATGCGAATTTATGCCCGAGTCCCTGTCTCATTTTCTTGCTGGACAGTTCGCCGTGCATAATCGCATTGACTACGCCAGTAATATAGTCAATCAGTACCAATAAAAATACAATGCCGATAACGATTAATTCATGAATTGGCACGAATATTCCTCACTTTCTTATACCTGATTGTTGCAACAAGCCGCCAAGTATCATACTAAACTCCGCCTTGATTTGAGGTGTCTCGAAACGTAACCGTCCGACGCGATAGGCGCTTAATATTTTCTGCGTCATATCATCGGAGCGTTTGAGCATGATGCAATCATTGTCAACCAGTCGGTAATCAAACGTAAAATCCCTAGTGATTTTCGGCTGTTTTTTGGTAATTATATACAGTACTTCGTCGGTATCGCTTAATTGTTGGTATACGTTGAAAGTACCATATTCGGTGGTTCTTAGCGTGAACGCATAACCGGCGTTGCTGAAATCACTAATGAGAGTATTGGCGTTATCCCTAAAATCATTGTTGATTGCGTAATTCGCGTAATTTTCATCATATTCGCGTAAAAACCGCCCGAACTTTGACGTGGCTACCTTGGCGCTGAACCCGCCATAATCAGCTAATTCCACCATGATGAAACCATCGCAATAGCGCTGGTATTGCGTATGATTATCCAACTGTGGCTTAAGATTGATGTTGAATGCCGAAAAATACGGGTTGGCCAACGTTACTGCATTACTGCACATGATGACACGAACTCGGTCGTTCCAACGGTCAACCGTATTATAAAATTCCTCAAGCGCGGTTACCTCGCCACCCAAATACCTCATATTATCGGGGAATATCTCATCAAAAACAATGGTTCGCACCTTGGGGTAGGCCACCGATTTCACCTGTCCTGCCTGACTGAGGGCGATGAAGTACCCCATGATATGCCATGTTGGGCGCGTCTTGCCGTGCTTGTCCGTGGTGGCGTCCCTGTCATCCAGCCAGTGACATTCTGCTTGATTGCCGGACACGCGGAACTCCAGTTCTGGGTATTGCTCTGCGATGTCTGCGAACCACGTGCCCTTGTTTTTCTGTTCCTCGGCGGTACGTCTTAGATAGATGAATTGCCAGCGTTTTTTTATCCAGTCTCCGATGACAAGTTTTTTGGCTCCGTAGGTTTTTCCGAGGCCGCGTGCGCCGATTACGAACATCCAAGGCGCGTGATAGGATAATACGCGCCCATAATCGTAATAATCACCCTCAGCTAACAGCCTCCTCATAGTATCCATACTACCATACAACAGTGACAAACCGGTATATATCTACCGGTCTGTCACTGTGTTAGAAGTTCGGTGGCGCGCTGGTGCCGTCCCACACATTCAACAGCGAGTAGACGGTGTTATAGCGTGTCCCGTATGGCTCGAACGGGGGCGTATTGAGGATATTATTATACAATTGCGCAAGTGTCGAAGAGTGAGGCACGTTCAACGCGCCCGCCGGGCTTTGATGATAAGCGCTCGCCCACAGTATTTGCATTTTCGCATCATACATCTGCGGGTAGCTCTCGTAATCCTCGGCGAACTGATTACGCTGGCCCTGCCGTGATTCCGTGCGCCGCGCCCACGTCTGGAACGCCGCGACTTCGCTACCGGTCATCGCCCTGTCGAACGTGCCGCCCGATTCCATGAGCGCGGCAATGCTCGGCGCGGCGGCGGCAAACGCTTCATATCCTACAGCGTCCACCGCCTTCATTGCATTCAAGACCTGTAGGCGGCGTCCAAAACTCCATTGTGCGATTCCGATACCCTGATTGTTAGGTTCGACCGCATCCCAGCGCAATGATGATTCAACGGTGCCGATTACATAGAGTGCGTATGAGCTTTTCCCGTCGCCCACGCTTGGCGTGCCTTGACCGTGGTCGGCGCCCGGCTGGCCTGTACCGCCGCGATATACCCAAGTCTGAGCGCTCGACTTGTAGAAAATGGCTTGCGATGATGTCGTGCCCGAACCACTGTGATATACGAGGCTGTCGCCTTGCAGTTGAATCCACGCGGAGATATCGCCGTCCACGTTAACGCCCGGATTATTGCCGCCAGTCGGATTATCGCCGGATTCCGGCGGTTCCGGTAGTGCCGTGGGATGCAGATAGCCGAGAAGCTGTGAACCTTTCGCAAGCGGTAACAATTGATGTACGGCGGGCGTCGGGTTTTGCGTTAACACGTCGATATTGTCACCTTGGACGCCACCCCATACGATGGCCACGTGACTGCCGGAGTAGTTTTGACTTCCGAACCTCCAAAACACGACATCGCCCATGCCGGGCGTATAGTTGGCGTCTTTTTTCTCAAAAACACGCCCCACAGCGGATGTGGTGGGGAACATGGTGTAATTACCCTCCGCGTAACCTGTCGGGGTGATGCAGTCACCTAACGACAGATTGTAATTATCCATACAATATTTCGCCCATAAATCCCAGCATTGGGCGCCGTAAACCCCGTCCATGTCCCAATATTGGTTTTGGGTACGTTTCAACCATGATTGCACGTCTACCATGATATTAGTATACCCCGCCCGGCGTACCGGACGGGGTATGTTTCACGTGAAACGCTTACCACGGGTAGCAGACGAAACAGCCATTGTTTCCGCCAGCGATATCACCGAAGTAAGTAATTCTGGGTGCACCGCTTACCGAGGTCGTATCAGATAACAGCCAGCCACTTATGGCGGTACCGGAGTTGGTAAGGCCCGCGCCCCACGTTCTAAGCATGTTAGGAGAGGAGCCACCCGCAGACCTAGCCCACTTCGGGAACGTAATACCGGTCTTCAGTTGTGCATTGGTGCTTGAGTCGTCGCCCCAAAGCGTTGCGAAAATCATGCCACCAGATGCCACGATATTGGAGAATATCTTGCCACTTGGAGCGGCTACGGTTGCTGCCTCATAGCGTCCGGTGTAGGTGCCTCGAATGGCGGCCGCCATATAGGACGCAATGACCTTGGCACCGTCCGCGTTGGGATGAACGTCGCCGCTTGGAAAGTTGGAATCATTGCCGATGTTCCACGTCCATGCCCAATCAACGTTCTCTACGCCGTTCACGGCCGCCGCCTCCGCGACACCCGCAGCTTTCTGCCGACCGTACATGTCCATGCCGACGTTGTGCCAGAGCATGGGTACGGAGATGATACGCGCCTTGGGGAATTTAGCGCGCGCATTGAAGAATGTCGCGGCTGCATACGATTTCATCTGCGGCGTGGTGCCGATATCGTTCCTGCCGCCTCCGATGACAATAATCGCCACATTGTCATTATCGATGGCCGACGTGTTGTAAGCGTTGTTAATCTGGTCGGTGAACGTATTGCCCGACACATTGAATCCGGCGCCGGTCACGGAGTAGTTTTTCACCTGATACTCGCCGCCGACGATGTTGCGGAGCTGTGTAGGCCACTTGGTCGCGTCCGTCCCGTCCGGGGTGACGGTACTGGATGAATTGGCGTAGCTATCGCCAATGCATAGGCAGATAGGCAGCTGGCCTTGCGGCTTCGCCTCAAGCGCCTGAATACGCTTGTCCAGCTGCTGCGCGGTGCCGGGATATCCGCCCTGCTTGGTAAACATCGTATCAGACTGACCCTTGGTGTACACGTCGGAGGTGTTCGCCTTGGTGTTAACCGTGCTGGATAGAGAGGATACCGTGCTCTTAAGCGAGGTCAGTTCGGTATCCTCCGCCTTGCCGTTGATGGTGTCCATGAGCTGCTGTGCGGTTGATTCCGACGTGACGCCGAGCTTACCAAAATAGCCGTCCAAGTCGGCAATATCGTTCTTGTTGGCCTGTGCGAGGCTTGTCGCGGCTTCAGCCGCTTTCTTGGCTTCGCCCGCCGCTGTGGTTGCGTTGTTTGCCGCCGCCGTCGCCGTGGTAATGTTGGTGGCGTTGGCGTACATCTGATTGTCGATTTTAGTCATCGCGTCGGTGAAGTCACCGCGCCATGAAGGCCGGTCGTTCGGATTGTCGCCGAACGTCGGCAGGTTATAGTGTCCGGTGTGCTGTGTTGTAGACATTGTTGTTCTCCTTTTTTCTAGGCTCTGGCGTTACCGACGCGGACGATGCCGTTCGTGTCCTTGTACATCGAATCAAGTTCGACCGCCGTCAATCCGAGCGTTGCGGGCTGCGAAGCGGTTTTATCGACCTTGACCGCAAGCCCCGAAGTGAGAGCGGAGGTGGTGGCGAAACCGGTCACGTCCGGAATGTCGGTTTTCTTGGCGACGGTGGCCGCCACGCCCAAAGGGGAGCCGGTCGTGCCGTTGCCAGTAAGGTCGGCAGTGTGCGCCACCGTCGTAAGCCCGCCTGCGGAGGCCGACGCGATATCATCGGCGTTCTGCTTGAGTTGGGCGTCGATTTTTGCCATGTCGCCGTTGTAGTCACCGAGCCACGTGGGGCGGTCGGTTCCGGCGAACTGTGAGAGATTATAGTTTTTGGTATGATTGGTTGCGGTCATGGGCGATTACCTTTCTCATCGAAATTGTTTGCGGTCGGGTTACGTTCGACATAGCGCGCATCCGCTTCGGATTGCGTGATAAACGCCATGTCTGCGGGCGGGTTTTCGGGCATGGATTTCCCGTAGGGGAATTGGGTGCGGCCCGGAAAATCACCGGGCACGCAATTATCCACGGAGGTTGCTTTCAAATCGTATTGACGTGCGCCGAGGCTAAGTCCGTCGTATTCTTGCGCGGTCAACTGCATGTCATCGTAATCACCCCAGAATAACCCATGATTGCGCGCATTGTCATACATGCCGCCAAGCACGTCCCCGAGCGGCTGCGTGACACCGTACACTGGGGAGGTTGCTACGCCCTGCTGTTTCATCTTATCAATCAGGGCCAGTAGTTCCGCGCGAAGGTCGTTCATGGACTTGTTAACTTGCGCCACGGTATCCGCAAGAGTCTTGTCTATGGATGCCTTAAAGTCGGTGGTGTACTCTTCCAGCTTGCTCAAATCGCATTGGAGGGTGTCGAGATTGTGGCGAAGACATTCAATCAATTGCAGCGTGGTCAACCCATCCCGATAGGTGAACGGAACGGACGTGGGCACCCCGTCAAACAGGGGTTGCCGTGGAGTCAGCGCGTTAATGGCAACCATGATTACTCCCATTCTCCATAGTTATGGCAGTTGCTGAAAATTGTATCATAAGACCCCCATACTTGCATGAAACACGGTTCGAGACTCCGCACGATTTCCATATCCACGTTGATGATGGCCTGTCGGTACTCCTGAATCAGGCTCATGGCGGACTGGGAGCGGCCCGACGTGTGGGATTTGGTGCTCCCATCTGTGGCGTCGTGTTGCCATTCCGTGCTGGATGTACTATGGGACTGAGAAGAGGTGTCTTGCGTGCTATGGCTGCTGCCGTCCGTATCCGCTTGCGCCTGATTGGCATGAGTCGCGTATCGAGCAAAATCACCTTGCACGCCGGTTGCGGGCACTTCCGAGTCGTAGGACTGGGACTTGGTGCTACTTGAGCTGGTGCCGTCCGAGGAGCTTCGGGTCACACTATCCTGAGAGGCGCTGGTTTTGCCGCTGGACTGGGCTACAGTATTGGACAGGCTTTCGCTGACCATTTCCATAGTGTTCAATGGGTCATATTTCAACGCTAGCGTCCTGTAGCGCTCATTAAAATATGGCATGATTTCCGCCATCGTCATTCCCAAGTAAAAAATGAACTGCTGGGCGGTTTCCTGACCAATCTCCCTAAGCGCGTAATGGCGGACGATTTTCTCGTTCAGCTCCTCACGGTGTTTTTCCTCGTAAATCGGGTAATAGTCGGCGCTGAGATGCAGTCTGGCGTCCGTGTCGTATCCGAGGGCGATGAGATTGCCCAATGTTTCGGTGTACTCGCCGGGCGTTGTCATCGCGTAGGCGCTGAAATCCTGTGTCATTACAATACACCTCCAATACCCGCGTCATACGAGGCGGGCATGTCGATATCCGTTGTGCCGCTTGCGCTCGAATCCAGCGCGTTGGGCACGCCGCTTGATTGCGCGTCCGCATACTCAACCCAAACATTAAGTTGCGGCCACAATCGGTTAATCTCGGTTGCCGCAGTCTGTCGCGCCTTGAGGAAGCTCAGCCGGAACACGTCCACCTTCTCGTTGGCTTGCGCAACCTCGTCGGAGATGAGCCGTTCCTTTTTTTCGGTGCCGCTGGATTGGATGCCCAAATATCCCAGTACTTCATTGGTCACTTGCGTTTTCTGCTGGATGAACTTGTCCAACAGATATGGGGTGGTGTTGGGCCACGGCTGGAACATGCTACCGGGGTCGAGCGAATCATAGCCGATGATATAATCCTGTCCATCCTGCCGCTGTTGTAACATGTTCTGCACGGTGAGCTTGGTACGCGGGTCGGCGGTGATGATGGTTGGCAGTTTCAGGCTCTCCAAGTTCACGTCATATGCCTTGTCAATGTCGGCAAGGCGTCTCGCATACTGCCATAAGATATCTTTGAAAGTCATGCGCATACGATTATCCCAAATCGGGATGCATTCCCTGCCCGCCTTGAGTTGCTTGTAATGGTAGTTGACGCCAACCGGCTCGAAGCACGTCGGGTTGTTGTACACGTTCAATCGGCCTTGATAACCGGCTTGCGTGGCGAGGAACCGGCCTATACGTTTGTCCTCGAAAAACAACGCGCACCCGTATTCACACAGACACATTTCCAACCATCGTTCATCCACTGTTGGCGGTAGCCCCCGCCAACTGAACCGGTTCAACGCCAGTTCAGTCAACAGGCGATAATACATTGCGTCAAGGTCGGCGGCGCGCGCCTTGGCGTAATTGCCACGCGGATGCAACGCGCCGCCCCTACGATTCTGATTTTTCCTCGACCTAGACATGCCTCTAGTATAGCACTAGAATGAGATGCCCGGCAATGGGTCGTTATCCGCCCAATCGGTCACGCCGATATCATCCGGGTTAGTCCATATAGTAGCCCCAGACTCGAACACGCCTTTAATGGTCTGCCGATACTGCTCGGGCAAATCACCTCGCACGTAACACTCTTGCATCTGCCAGTAGGTGAATTTTGTCATACATTCCAGCGATTGCGGCGGCGTGATGAAACGCTGGATAAAATACCCGTAACGCAACATGTACTCTCCGACGCTCCGCAGAGCTGAGGGTGCGCACGTCTTGAATCGAACCAACACCCCGACAATACCGTTCGCGAGGTTAAAACCGTCTCCGCCGATGGCACCGGATGTGGTCGGGGGTGTTAATTGCATCTGCTGCACCTGTGCATTGATGCCCGCAATGGTGTTTTGATAGTCTCCGAACGCGGAACGTTGCGCGTAATCCGCGTTCATATCCGCCATATTTTGGGCCAACTGGTTTGAAAGCGCTGTAGTCTGAGAGCCGTATGTGTTGGCCTGACTTGTTGTGGCCGCGTTGGTACTCAGCGAGTTTGCCGTGGAAAGTTGGGCGGCGGTATTGTTGATACTGCGGTTCGCTTCAGTGTTGACACCATTCATGACAGCGCCGCCTAATGCCGATACCGCGCCCCCGACATTGCCCGAAGCGGCGTTACCCGCCACCCCGACCACGCCGTTAACTACGTTGTTCAGCTGTGCGAGGTCAGCTCGCTGATTGTTGATATACGTCGTGTTGTCCAGACTGGTGTTAAGCGAGGTTGCTTGTATCGCGTTGTTGGCGTTGCGGTTGCCGATAGCGAGTTTGTTGGCTTGGGTATTGTACTGGTTTTGCATGGCCGTGGCCGCAAGAGACTGGCTGATGCCCATCTGCGCTTTTTGATACGCCCAGTTGGCGGACTGTTGACTGTAGGAACGAGTGTAGGCACTGTTTGCCATTGCCAACTGGGCACCATTGTTGACTATCACAAATTGAGGGAAATTGCTGATGCCAAACGCGGCGTCCAGCATTTCCCCGCCATCAATGGGCAACCCATTGTTTTTATCAAGAGGAGCAATCTCGCTTGCACCCGCCTTATTGTACCCAACCGGGTAAAAGTTCAAGCGCGCGCCATTGGGCGCGTAATTATGCACCTCTCTAATGACCAGATTATCACTTTGGATGTTTTCGGGCTTATAGGTGATATTAGTGCCATTCAAGCAAGTGCATTCAACAGTGGAATAGGGGTAGCATTTGAGTTTTTTAAGGTTTTTATAACGTTTAGGGATATTAAAATTATCACGAAAATCATTAATGGTAATAATGTCTTCATATCTGCTGGGCGCATTTGTGGCCGACTGGGGGAAACGGTAGATACGATTATTTAATTCCGAAGGGAGTGTTTTCCCAAACAGCTTATCTACGACATAGCCGGATTGCTTAAGAAAGTCATCATCTAAAGAGGGTATCATGTACATGTTTACAATACCCTGTGTTATCCATGAAAAAGTAGAGCCCACTCCCATAAACACTTGGATAGACTGGATGTCCTTAAAGTACAGTATTTCAGCACCGTTAGCCATGTTCTCAAAAAGAGAGCCGCCCGCAGTAGTGAGAGACGGTTTTCCCTGACTGCCCGCGTCCGCCGACAAATCTACCGTGCTCACGACTATTACGCCGTAATTCAGATTTTTCCCGTCCATGCTGATAAGAGACTTGTACCGTTGGTTTACCGTCACCATTTCACTACCGGTGTCCAGCCCTTCGGGTAGTGCGAGATAACTGCGACCATAATCGGTCATCTGGTTTTCGTTGGCAATGCCGATATGGCCTCGCACCACATAACATGAACCAAACCTAAGTACATGCTGGAACGACTGCCAAACGTCCAACTGGACAGTGAGCTGAGTAGTGTACGCATTGATGTAATCCACGTGGTTGATGAAATAATACCAATACCGTGGAGCCTCTAAGTCGGGGTAATCGTTATACACCACGACATAGTTGTAGTTGGACGCCTCGTTAAATGGCAGTTCGACGCGCACGGGTTGACCGAACATGTGCATGACTCCATGCACCCTGTCAACGCCGGGCCGTCGGTCAAACCATTCCTGTTGTTTCTGCGGTGATTCGAACCGGGCTAGGTCACGGTAACTACTATCCCACGGCACGTTACAGAGTTTCAGTGACGTGTTGGGCGTCCATTGAGCCCAGTTAAACGTCGCCTCGACGTTAGGGTTGATATCTCTCAGCATGCTATCCCTTTCATAAAGAGGGGAGTGTTTCACGTGAAACACTCTCTTTTATTATATCGCAGATTAGGCGACTGTCACAGTGCCCTGACAGCTGACCCCGAACAGCGCGGCCGTCAGCTTGGTGGAACCGGCGGCCACTCCAGTGACTAGGCCGGTATTGTCCACTAGAGGTTCGCGTTATCAATCATCATCCAACCTCCGGTATGACAAAGCCCGGAGCGCTCACGTGGCTTGCGCTCCGGGCCTTGTATTGCATCTCGCCGTGAGAGAGGGTAGCCAACCGGCCACCCTCTCATCATATCACGCGGTCACGGTCACGCTCTTCTTGCCGAATACGCCGAACAGCGTGGCGGTGATATCGGATGCGCCCGCCTTGACGCCCGTAACAACACCCGACTCGGACACGGTGGCGTTGGCCGGGATGCCTGAAGTCCAAGCGGCCTGTGCAGTCACGTCGGCGGTTCGGCCGTCAATCATGGTCGCCACGGCGGTAGCCTGCACCGTATGACCCGTAGTCACACCCGGGACATTAACGGCAATGGATGCAATAATCGACGGGTTGAATCCGATGACACCATCACCGACCACCGGCACGCTCAGGGCGGCGGACACAGTGCCCGGCACCTCAGGTGTCGCCGGGTTCGTGTACAGGGCGGACGCCGTAATCGGAATAGTGGTGTTCGGCTCATCGAGGCCGACCACCAGCACGCCGGTCGGCGAAATGTACGTGTAATCACTCTTCGGCTTGGCGGTATCACCGATGGCATACTCGACCGCATCCGAACGGAACGTAGCCGTACCATCATTGGTGATGGACGTATCGGCAACGACCTGCACCGCTCCGCCACGCGCCACATCCGACGGGGTGGATGCGCCACCGCCGTACATGGCAAGTTTAATCTGGAAGGTCGGCGTCTTGGCCGCCGTACCGGCAGGAGTCACCATCTTGGCGGTGGAACCCGCGCCCGTCCAGAACATGACGGCAGGGGCGAAGCCGGACACGCTGATAATGTGCTGGACGTGCAAATAATGGTTGACCGAATTGATGTTCACCGGGTTAGTCTGCTGGGTCATCTCGTTGATGACGGGGATATCAATGAGGAATTTATCAGTGGTGAGAATAGCCTGCACGCCATTCATGCCAAACCTGTCCTGTGGAATGACAATGATTCGGTCGATGGTCGGCTCCGCATCCGTACGCTGGAATACCGTTGCCAGACCCTGCACATCGAGCGCGGACTTGACTTCGGGCGAACAGAATAGTACGAGTTCGTCGGGGCGGGCAAACGTCGGCATGTGACGCGCATTGTACCGGGTGGATACGAACTTCAGCGTGTCGGCCCATGCGCGAATCTGGCGCAACATGTCGCGGGCGTCGGTTTCCGAACTGCCCATGTTGTTCAAGTCATTGTCCATATGGACGCGCCAATAGCCGCCCAGTTTCGCGTATTCCACGAACTGGTGGCACATGGCCTCAAACAAGTCAACCTCGGCGGCATTATAACAGGAGGTGAGAATCTGCGAGGTGAGCGAAGCCAGACCGGTTTCGGAGGTGAAAGCGCGCTGGAGTGTCTTGTCATCCGTAGTCGCCGGATACCAGTGAGCAAAGTCCAAACGGTGATAGAGCGAATCCACATCGATTTTCCACTTACGGAAGTTGTCCGCGCCCAAGTATTCCGCGTCCGGGTCGTACACCTGAGCGAGAGGCATACCCACGGCGATTTCCTGCCACGTGTCCCCATACGCCTGAGATGCACGCTGAAAAACGCCAAGAGGGTTATTCCAACGCCACGTGTTCACGTAGGTGCCGCCGATACGGTTCACCAAAGCCGAATAAAACTCGTTCTTCAGCTGGGTGGAAGACATGAGGGTGGCCATCTGCCTATCCATGTTCATTTGGGTGGCCGAGGGCATACGCCTCTGATATTCGGGTGACGCCTCGTTGCGAATCATATTGAGAATCTGCGCGTTGTTGAATTCGGTGAGCGGTCGAAGCTGCTGCTTCGGCGTCACCACTGGAGTGGTTGGCATGATAAATCAATCCTTCCTAGTCATTAGTCTTCAAATAGGTCATCGAACGTGGAATAGGTGCCGTTGTAATCATCATCGGTCATTTCCGTGGCGTCCGGCGTCGCGTCGCTGTCCGGGCCATCGTTCAGCACGTGGTCTGCGGCGGCGTCGCGCATCGCCTCAATGGTTTTGGAGAGTTCCGCCACGGTCGCTTCCAAAGCGCTGAGACGGTTGGCCATGTCGGCGTCCTTGTCGTCGCCCGCGTCCTCCGGTTCGCCGTCATCCTGCGTTTCAGACTCCGGGTTCGGCGTATTATCGTCGGTTGGCTTGGCGTCCGGCTCGGTGTCGGGCGTGGTGTCCGGCTCGGTGTCCTCGGTATCGTCCATAATCACCTCTTAAAATCAGTGGCATGACGGCAATCACGCCGTCATGCCGGTTTGCTAGGCTGTGCGGGTTCCCTCGCCGTCGCTGGGCGCTGGCTACGCACGTCTACATCCGACCGAATCGCCTTACCGACTTGCCTTACGGTCGGGCCATCGAATCGACTTGGGACGCACACCCCGCTGTTAGTTATTATAGCACGAAACTATGGCCATCATCATTGAGGTGACGCGCCCTCGGAAGAAACTCATCATAGGGGATAGGGGCGGCACGATGCACACCACTCAAACGCATGACGGTGTCGCCGTCTGTTTCCACACCGCAGTATTTACGATTGCCTAGAATCCGGAGCCTCTCGTAGGTGTGGTCGTTTTTCCACGCGCCTAGTTTCCGGTCATCCGTTTCGATACCTGAGGGCGCGTCCAGCCCTTCCAATATCATGCCGTCGGTATCGGCGTAAAGTACACGGTCGGCGTTCGCGTTCATCGCACGTGACAGGATTTGTCGCCCGTAGGCGTTGACATATGCGGCGGTCGGCAGCCATGCCAGACTGTTGGCCGACTCGGGTTTGTCCACGGTAAAATCCACTCCGCCATCCACGGACGGTTTTGGATGCAACATGGGCCGGTAGAGCGAGGCCCCGAATTTCCCTACCAGTGAGTTTAACAACAGTTTCGCCATCTGCCTGCGCTCTCCGGTTGCGGTTTGTTTCACGTGAAACCATTTATCAACGTAGGTGTAATAAAGTCCATGAGATTTGCGGAACTTCCAGCCGCCGACATGTTCCCACACGTGGATGTCATAGTTTTCGGTCAGCGTTTCCCAATCCACATCCGTAACTGGCATGGTGACAACGCCTAATGTACTGTCCAGACGTTCGCCCTCGTACCCCCATACGGGTAAGATATTGGTGAGCGTTGCCGTTTTTCCCGTTTTCAGTCGCGCATCGAACGTGATGACATCGATATGCAGCGGATAATCAGGGTCATATTGATACTTCCCGTCATACCACACGGGGGCATCTACCGGCATGGGGGCATCGCGCATGATACTTGGGTAGAGACTGTTCACGTCCCAGCTGCGGCAATCCTTGTACTCTCCGGGCCTGCTGTATACTATCGCCCCATAGTAGGCGGGGCGCATCCGGTGATAATCCGTTTTGTCCAGTGGCGGAAAACGACGTTTGAATCCGGCGTAATCCCCATCGATATAGTCGGTCATTGCCATTGATGCTATGGTCGTGCCCGTGAGATGCAGTGCGGCGCATTCCTGCGCGATATTCCACGTGGTTTCCAAGTCGGTGGTTCCTCCAAATGTTTCACGTGAAACATTCAAGCCATCATCACGCGTGACATTGCGCACGTCCATAAAATCCACGGTGATGCCGCCCATGCGTACACGGAAACTATAGAAGTGGCCGCGAATATTAAATGTGCCCCACACGCCGTCCTTGGCTGGATTCGATTGCAAGGGGAGTCGTTTCAACAGTTCGGCGGCTATGGGCTTAATATCCTGCCATCCATGGGCACACCATACGCGCGTATGACGGTCGAACATGGTAAGCCGGATGACGGCGTTCGCCGTCAATGGTTCCATGCCGTCATCGGTCAAGAGTGTTGCGCCGTCTGTTGCCGCCGTTCGACGCTCTTTCATGAATCCATCCTTTTTAGTGTCGCGCCGCGCTGGTCATCCATTCATCAAGTCGTGTTTCTACATCGCCTGCATCCGCCTTTGTCTCCCATTTATGTGTTTTATCATTATACCATGAGGCTTCCCGCACAACGGTGCTAAAGTTCGTGTTGTTTATCAGCCATCGTTTTTGACGGTTCGACAGGGATGCGAATTTCTGGGCGATGATGGAGTCGAACGCTTCAAGCTGTTGCGAGACCCTATCAAAATCCGCAACCCCCTCACTTCCCGAGATTTGCCTAACTCCTGCCTGTAATGGCGCTCGACCTACAAGCCCGGCATATTCAAGCAACTCTCGCTCAAGCTTCCTTCTACCTCCCTCTCGTATCATCATACGCGCATGGCTTAAGCCGCGCTCCGAGCCGAACACGTTCGCACGGTTGCGTGTGAGTTCGTCACGCGCCGAACCGCCGACCGTGTGAGTACCCAACACGTCAAACGGTGACTCTCCCGCGCGTTCCATCTCACGTATTTCAGCTACGGTGTATTTAGCCATGCTCAATGCATCGAATTGTTGGGCGCGTTTGATTTTCTGCCGTGCCTCGATGCGGCGGCGCTGCTGCTGCCGTAACGTCTTCCGACGTTTCGACGGGGCGGCGGCGATTTCCGCGTCGGTAATCAACGGGCGCGCCGCCAACTCCCTATCAAGTTTCGTAATATGCACATCTGGGACAACCTGATACGGCTCGTTATCTCTGGCCTTCAAGGCTTGCTGTTGTTCCCCGAATTCCTGCCCGATACGGCGCGCAACCTGTTCGAGCTGTTGGGCGCTAAGCTTTCCCAAAAACGTTTCGGTGATTTGCTCGGGGAGACGCCCGGTGCTGTAATCCCTTACCGCCTGCTCCCGGCGTACCTGAGCCGACCTGATTGCGGCGTTGCGTTTCAGATTGTTGGCGCGTCGGTTGGTTTTACGTTTTGCCACTGCCTCCCCCTTATGAGTGTAAAACACCCCTCGCCGCAAGGATGGAAAAACGGCGAGGGGTGAGTCTGGCGGCAACATCCCTATAGGGATATTGCCATGCTATCATATGGTGTGGACAAGTGGTCTACTTGCGCTTGTCTTCCGACAACAGTTCAAGGTCGAAGAACTTATAGCCACGGCGACTCTTCTTTTCCACCACCTTGAGAGCGAGCGGCGAAGACCACGTGTCCGGCGTACCAAAAATAGCAAACAGATTACCGAATGCGTGTGCCAGCGTGGGGGAGGCTGCCGCAAAGTCGCCTTCCTCTGCGTGAACGACAACGCGAGTGGACGTGTTGATTTCGCCCGTTTCCTGATTGGCAACCTCAATAGCCTGCGCCAGCACGTTGGTAACATGCAGCGGCTCGTTAAGGTGGTCATCTATTTTATCAGAGGTCTGCATGGCGTTATAGAGCGCCATTTTACCGTCCATAGAGGAAGTATCGAAAAAGTGGGATACGGCGTTAGTGCCGTTCGCGGAAAAGTTGTTGCCGTTTGCTACGGTCAGTTCGTTGTCAGCCATGTGTGTTGCCTTTCCTTATAGGGTTAGTGATTATTTTTCCTCGGAAATGATATCATCTTCAACCACGTTGCCGTTAACCGACCCCGGATAGTCGATGATAGTATCGTCTCCAAATTCGCAATTAGCCCAATAGATTGCCTCATTCATGCGCGTAACCTGCGCATGATACTCGGCGGACATGGGGAGCATGTCCTTGTTAACCTTGCGGGCTTTTTTCATAGCCATTTCAGGCGTGCGGCACGCGCCATCCACGACTACTTCGGTGTCCACGAGTTCGCCGTTTTCACTGCGCGTAACGCCGCGCACAATACTATAATGCTTGGCTCGCTTAATATATGCCATAATTATACCACCTTATTTCAATGTTGCTGCTGTCGTGACATTCTTGCAATATCTTCATCAGTATACCGTCCGTCAGTCAGATTGTCAAAACAGAGACACGCAATTTTGATGACAGTCTGAGCGAACTCAACACCCTCCCACGTCTGGCACATCTCATAGCTTGACGCGCCCTTGACATGACAGACGGCACACCACGCCACCATTGCCGGACAGTAAATAAGCCCGGACAACATTTCAATGTCCTGCGTTCGTGCCAATGCGGCATACATTGACGAACTTGGCGAGATGCTTAGACAAATGTTCGCCGCATGTTCAATACTGTCAGCAAAAGCCACTTGACCACCCTGAGGCTTATAAAAGTCCTTGAGCAGTGCCACGGTACGGCAAAACGTCTCCCAATCACCCTCACCTTTATTATACTCACGCAAACGCAGATTACGCCGACGGCCACGAACGACACGGCGCACGCGGTCATCGTCCAAAATACCGTCATCAAACCAGTTCGTGAGGTCATCAATGCTCTTCATAATCAACACCTTTCTATCAACAACGTATCAGCCAACGCCCTCGCGTCAACCAGCATATGAGCCACCTGCACGTAATCACACGCATCAAACGCCGCAGCCGACCAAACCAAACGACGCCCGCCGCCATCCTGAGACCGCACCGCATACCGCAGTTCATACGTCCGATTATGAGGGCAATACACCAGACACACATCACCAGACTCAAACTTGGATGGAAACACGGACACAACCTCGTCATTTGCCGTCATCAAATCCCCCTTCAAACGACAAACGCACTTCAACAACACCATTCAAAAACCCCGTTTTTGTGTCAAACGAGGAATAAACAAAACCAGCATACACATCAAACCCGTCAAACGCATAGCGAACAACGTCAAGCACGCCATCCAGCGCTTTCTTAAACGTACCCGCCGGATATGGCCCATACGACCTCACATACTCAGGCGTGAGCTCGAACACCGTAAAATCATCAGGCGTAACAGTAAAACACCACATTATCCATCACCTTCACTTTTTTCAATAGGAGTACTCAGGATGCTCAGAAACAAACCTCATCAAGCGATAAACAAAGCCCACCATATTATCCATAGCCGAACAGACCTCACCAGTACAAGGGTCATACGTTTCAGTGAAGAATCTTACAATCACAAACCTCCTTAGACGATAGCGCAAGATAAGAACCTCCTTCCCGCCCAGCTCACCAGTCTCAAAACGAACAGAAATACCAGTCATCTCAACCACCATCCCTTCTACATTCCTTGGCTGATAATTACATAATACACCACCACAAAACACAACACACCCAACAACACAAAAAACGATAAAAAAACAACGAGATAAAAAAACGCAAACAAAACAACAAGCAGAAACAACAACGAAAAAAAGTCAGCAAACA